CTAAGGTACTGGTGGCGTTGGTAAGGAATAACTGGCAGTAGGGGCGCCTGATTGGTATACGGGATTTGTTTGCATTCGCTGCTGTAACTCTTGGATCTTTTCCTTGTACAACGCCTCCTTTTCTTCCTTTTCCTTGATGATTGCTTCCTTATCCCTTAACTGATCCTTGAGGGTTTTATTATGCTCTTCCAACAACTGAAGGTATTTGTCATCGGGGGTATTTGCTTGGGACGACTGCTTTTCCTTGAGCATAGGCCCTTCACCCGACAATAACCATTCGGGATTTAAATCCTTGTAGTATTTTATAATTTTCAAATATTTATCGGTTCCTATGGATCCTCTTTTGTTCAATGACCCCATTGGAAATTCTAAATCCTTACAAAACTTGTAGGGTGTAACCTTTTTATATTCAAGGTATTGTAAAATTCGTTCTTGTATAGTTGTAGTCATTTGAAAAAAAGTTTATAATTTTCTTTTTTATTTGAAAATAAGTTTATATCTTTGTCGTCGGATTGGAAACGATTTGACAACACCAAATATAAGAAAAAAAATGAAGCCATCAAAGAAATTAGTTGAAAAAATTCTTACAGATAATGATTTTTCATTAGACCTCGCCAAAGCGATGAAAGATACTACTCAGTATGCTATTATCACCCGTGCCAAGCGCTATTCGAAATTGTTGTTATTGGCTCCTTTTGTGGAAGTGTATAAGGCTTATGGACTTTCAGAGGAGGATATCTACGCAAAAGAGGAAGAAAATGACAGCGGATACTGTATTGATCGTGTTCAGGGAGCTTAGTGAGGAGGAAAAGGAACGATTCATAAAGCTCTTGGAGCAAGAGATGACTCCCAAGCGCCGCACTCGCAAAAAACGAAAGTCAAAAGTATGGGACGATGTAGAGATCGTGGAGAAACTGGAGGTGCTCTTTAATAAAGAGGCGCTACTGATTGCTATTATAAGTATCATCATAAAATAATAAAAAATGAAAGCAAAAGATTTAGAACAAGGAAAATATTACGCCTCTGTGGAATATCTCAGTGAAAATGTGGAAAGGTTTCGCAGGTGGTATATCACCCTTAGAGAAGGTAATAATATTAAGGCAAATGTAGTGGAACAGATAAATGATGCTTCCCTAAGTTTTTACGCTGACTTTGTCGTAAATTATGATGATAAGGATATCTGTTTTATAGAAGTTTCCAAAGATCTGTTTACAGAGACAGTACAAGAGTTTCTAACAGAATTACAAGTATAAAGTAAAGCATTATATTATGAAAGCAAAAGATTTAGAACAAGGGAAATATTACTCCACAGTGGAGTTTATCAATGAAACCTTGATAAGACAGCGCTGGTGGTATATCACCCTTAGAGAAGATAAAAATATTAGGGCTATGGTGGTGGAAAAGCTAAGGGATAATCCGCTGAGCTTTTATTCGGATTTCGAGGTGTGGTATAGTGACGCCTTTTTTAAGGATATTTCCTTTACGGAATGTGAGAAAAAACACTTTACTTGGGCAGTAGAGGATATCATAAAAGAATTACAATCAATATAATTATGATGAAAGCATATACCATTGTTAAGCGGGAAATAGAGGCGCTTTTTGGCGTGCAAGGGGTGATCCTCCGTATATGCGAGGGGGAGGTGCAGTATATTGTTGCCTTTGCGGATTTTAAAAAAGTTGGCCAGCTGCGGGAGATTATCCCCGTGGCGGATTGGCGGATGGATTTTTTAGGGAAGCAGGGGGTGATCTGTATCTCCTACCCTGCTGATATGGAGCAAATCCGTAAGGAAATGGAAGAGAGGATGTTTCCCTAAGTAAGTGAAAAGTGAAGAGTGAAAAGTGACCTTCTTTAGTGACAAGTGACAAGTGGCTAATGACTAATCAAAATTAAAGACTAAAATGAAAAGAGAAAAATTACATACGCGGCTGATTGCCATAGTGCGGGCGCTGCAATACACCACAGGTATTCCTATGCGTAAGGACGAAGCCCTTACCCTGCTTACAGGCTTGCCTATTCCTAATATGAGCTACTTCTTCGAGTGTCTGGAGGATAAGTACTCCGAAGCACTAAGGGAGCAGTCATTGGCGGAGCTGGTGGAGCGGGAATTCGGGGCTGAGAGCCTCAAGCAGGTACAGGAGATCTTTGCCCTGACCTCGGAAGCAGTGACAAGTGACAAGTGACAAACTTTATTAATTGTTAATTATTAAGCATTCATTATTATGAAAAAGAGCCTAACACCCACAAATCAGCTGCTTATAGAAGTTTTTTCCGACAACGAAGAAGAAAAAGAGCGTAGTAAATACTATTACTTTGCTATCATTGACCTAAAAGATAATTATCTTGAGGTGATCAAGGAAAGAATAAGACTTTGCAAAGAGATTACTAAAGAGACTTCCCATGCAGTAACGGACTACTTTGCCCTTAGGTTTAAAGAGAAAGATGTTCGTATCATATATTATAAGACTACATTTGATAGATTTTTAGATCTCTTTGGAGAAAAGAGGTATAGTTTTGTAGAGGCAACAGAAGAGGAGCTTCAGAAGCTAAGCCCAATAAAAGGGATCAAGATGATAAAGAGCGGATTCTATTATAAGGATTTCATTTTTGAAGGGATTATACCCCAAAAAAAAGGGAAAGATATTCGTTATTCTACCTTTTATATTAAATACGAAGAATATTTTCTTTTATAAGATATTAGTGAGTTATGGTTTACGGATATATACGTGTGAGTACAGACAGGCAAACGGTGGAGAACCAACGCTTTGATATAAAGAACTTTTGTAAGAGGAACAATATGAAAATAGATGGGTGGATATCAGACGAGGGAATCTCAGGGACAAAAGATCCTGAAAAAAGAGAGTTAGGAAAGCTCTTAGAGAAAGCAAAGTCGGGAGATTATATTCTTTGCTCAGAACTATCACGATTAGGAAGAAGCCTAATGATGATAATGGCTATACTAAACGAATGCACAAAGAAAAAGGTAAATATTTGGACGATCAAGGATAATTACCGATTAGATAATGATATAAGTAGTGCTGTAATCGCTTTTGCCTATGGACTTTCTGCACAAATAGAACGCCAACTTATCAGCCAACGTACCAAAGAGGCTTTGGCACGTAAAAAAGCGGAAGGTATTTTTATAGGTCGCCCTAAGGGAAGTCTTTCAAAAAAGGTAAAACTTTCGGGCAAAGAAAAGGATATACTAAAATATATAAAACAAGGAATGTCTCAGCGAGAAATAAGTGAAAAGTTAGGTGTTTCAAAAGGTACTGTTAATCGCTTTATAAGGAGAGAAAAACTACATAACTATAAAGAAAATAATTTATCCATCGTAGATGGTGACAAGTGATCCCCCTAACCCCCGAAGGGGGGACGAGGGACGAATGACTAATTAAAACTAAACCCCCTATTCTCTAATTAAAAAGCAATGCCTTATATAAAGAACGAAATCATAGATAAGATATACGAATGTGACTTATGTGAAGCCATAGGCCGTGTATATTACGATCCTTCCTATAAGATCCTATCCAATGGCACGGCTAAGGGGCTGTCTCCGTTTGTAAATGAGCGCACGCCGAGCTTTGTGGTGTCCAACGTGAAGATGATATGGAAAGATTTTGCCAGCGGTCGTGCAGGAAAGTCTGTTATAGATTTTATACAGGCATATAAGAATCTTGATTTTCCAGAAGCGGTGAAGCTCTCTTGTGAGGTGCTGAATATCCCCATTGAGTACGAAAAGGAGACAGAAGAACAGCGGGAAAAACGTCAAAAAAAGAAAACGTTGAAGGAAATTATTTCCTCTGTCAAAGAAATATATAAAGAAAATTTGCCAAAGTTGTCCCATGCTCAGCAATATATGCAGGAGCGGGGGTTTACGCAGGAGCTATTGGAGGATTTTGAAATTGGGTACGCCTTGGCGGGTATGTATGAAGTCTTGAAGGAACGCGGGCAGGTGAGTGAGGGGCTCGCCCTTGGGGTGCTCAAAGCGTATCAGAACGGGGGGTATTACGATTTCTTTAAGGGGCGTATCATCTTCCCTATATCGGACAAGCATGGGCATTGTGTGGGATTTGGCGGGCGTGTGATGCCTTCGGAAGCGAAAGAGGGTGCGCCTAAGTACTTGAACAGCCCAGAGAGTGAGGTGTTCCATAAGTCGGAGCTGCTGTACGGCTTCCACTTGGCTCGTAATAGCATGGCACAGCATGGGGAGGTGTATTTGGTAGAGGGATATACGGATGTGATGCGGATGCATCAGATAGGGTTGCGTAACTGTGTGGCCACGCTGGGGACAGCGCTCAGCGCACAGCACCTTGCGGAGATCAAGAAGCTCTGTAAGAAGCTCATCATATTCCGAGACAGTGACAAGGCGGGGGAAACGGCTGCTTATAGAGACATGGGGCTGGCGCTGGAAGCGGGCTTGTTTGTCGAGCGGGTGGTGTTTCCCTCCGAAAGTAAGGAGGATCCCGACAGCATAGGTCAGCGGGAGGGTGCTGTGGCGCTGATAGAGGGGGCAAGGTGTGATGCGGTGCTACACTATTTGCAAGGGGCGTATGAGGAAGCCCTTGTTCGGGCTGACACCAAAGGGAAAAAGGTAATCCTTATGCCTGAGGATAAGAAGCGGCTTAGTGACCTTGCCCTGGAGCTTATCGGAAAAATCCCCGATGTGGTGACCCGTGATGCCTATATGGAGCAGGTAAAAGCACGCTTTGGGATTAAGGTAGCCATAGAGAAGCCCAAGGAAGAAAAGACATACCTTGAGACACCTCGTTTTAGCATTTCGGACTTTTTGGATGAGATAGACCTTTTGGAAAGATATCAGTTTCCGAAAGAGGTGGAGGATCCGAGCGTGTATAAAAATGAGATATTGGAGTACGGGGTATTTCAGCATGCGAATCGTATCTATTGTAGTACGGATAAGGGGAATGCTTTCTATGATATTTCCAACTTCTCCATAGAAATCATACAGCACATGCAGGACGAGCAGTTTCCTATGAAGCTGATCCGTATCTGTAATGTGCATGGGGTGGAGAAGATCTTTGACGTATTATCGGAAAAGATAAACACCCTTAACTCGTTCAAGAATGTGGTGACCTCGTATGGTAACTTCTCGTTTTCGGGGTCGGCGGCGCAGCATGAACGCCTGTTGCGGTACCTCTTTGACCGTATGGGTACGGGGCGCAAGATAGACGTACTGGGCTGGCAGGCGGAGGGCTTTTGGGTGTGGAATAACAAAATCGTTATCCCAGGGTTGCGGGAAGAGGCGATCAACTCGGAGGGGCTGTTTAAGTACCAAAATGACAGCTACTACATTCCTTCGGCTAACAAGAACTTTGAGAAAAACATGTACAAGTATGGGGCACAGAAGAAGTTTAGGAGCATACCCACGGAGGTGAGTTTGCCGCAATACCTCAAGCAGCTGTACAAGGTACATAGGGGGCATGCCATTACGGGGATCCTCTTTGGTATAGGTTCGCTGTTTCAGGACATCGTGGTGAGTTGTACGGGTTTTTTCCCGATTCTGTTTTACTTTGGCCCTGCTTCGACGGGTAAGGATAATATTTGCGAGGCGATCCAATCGTTTGTTGGGCAACCACAGACGGCGATACAGCTGGAGGGGTCGGCCTCGACGATAAAGGCGCAGATCCGAGAGTTTGCCCAGTTCAGCAATGGGATTTCGCAGCTCTCGGAGTACAAGAGGGGCAATCCGCAAGTGGATGGGATCATCAAAGGATTGTGGGATAGGCGCGGGTACAAGCGTGGGAGTATAGAGAGCAAGGTTGCGGTGGATGAAGTGCCGATTATCTCCTCCACGCTGCTAACTGGGAATGATAGCCCCGATGCAGAGGCGCTTATTACCCGCCTTATCTGGGAGGAGATGAAAACGCAAGAGTTCAGCGACGAGGCAAAGGCCGCGTACAACAAGCTTAAGGATATGTGCAGGCGGGGGGTGTCGGGTTTGTCGGATTGGCTGCTACATAAGCGGGCTGTTTTCCAAGAGCATTTCTTAGAGGTGTACCGAGAGAAAAAGCGGCTGCTGAGTGAGCGGGAGGCCATCAAGGGGGTACCTGTGCGCATGATAGATAACCTTGCGGTGCTGTATGCTGTGTATGGGATCTTCGAGCGGGAGGGGATATTCCCTTTTTGGCAGGAGGATATGGAGCGGCACTTTGATTCCCTTATAGAGAACCAAAGGCGTAAGATAGAGAGCGATTCGGTATATCAGCGGTTTTGGGATTGCTTTATGGCATGCATGCGCCTCACGCAAGGGGAGCGCCTACAAGTGGATACGAACCTACGGGCTGAGGGCGGACGTATATACTTTAACTTCAGTACGGCTTATAGTATCGTACAGCGCCAATGGTTTGTCCAGTACCGAGAACAGGCGCCTGGCAAGAGTGAGATGCGCCGACAGCTCAGGGAGGATAGCAGCTGTATTGGTGAGGAGAAGAGTATCCGCATTAACACCAATATCAATAGCCCTACCAGTGCCATAGTGATAGACATTGGTAAATTACGTATTCGTGAGGAGCTATTGGCTGAGATAGAGGTGCAGAAGCTTCGTATAGCTTCCTCGTCTACTGAAGCTACTGCTGCTGCCCCTGCTGCTCCCCAAGAGAGTGAAGATAGCATTTTTTAAAAACAAAAGCGATGATAAAGTATTATGTATTTGACAGCATGCGGAACCTGATGCCTATATGGGCGTATTTGAAGAAAAGTTATACCTATGTGGTGGGGCTGTACCGCGATGGGCAGTTGGTGGGCTGCCATGTGGATTCGGTTAAAAATCCTGTCAGCTTAAAGCAGCTGACCCAAAGCGTGTTTGACATATTTCCTCAGGACTTGGAAGAGATAGATACCTATATACAAAAGAACGGGGATCGGATCAAGTACAGCTACGAGGATTCGGTGACGGGGTACGACGAGGAGGGGAAAGCGGTGAAAAACGTAAAGCGAAAAGTGAAGAGTGAAAAGTGATCCCCCTAGCCCCCGAAGGGGGGACGAGTGATTAGTGGTTAGTGGTTAGTTGTTAGTGGTTAGAAAAAACATAGAAGATGGAAATAAAATTGTTGTTACCAAAGTATCTGTTAAAGTATATGCGGAAGATGTATGGGGAGCCATTTTGGGTGAAAGGGGATAACGATATAGGGCTGTACCTTATGCACATACTGGAGCGGAAGAGTAGGGCTTCGGAATACAAGTATAATCCTCGGAGCGGGGAGCTGTACACGTATCGCATTGCGCTGAACGCCTCGCAATACGAGAAGCGCGGGTGTATCCTCACCCAAGAGAAAGTGGGCTTGGTGCTCAAATACATAGACCAGCACTTCCGTGGGGAGCTCTACACACAAGCGGTGGTGAACTATCATCAGTTTCAAATCCCGTACAAAGACACGATCCTAAAGCGCTTGGAGATGTACGATATAGAGGAAAGCGACCTGATGTACGAGACCCTACGGAAAGATTTTAATAGGAAAAAGGGGAGGATAGAGGAGCGACTGATTAAAAGTTGTTAGTGGTTAGTTGTTAGTTGTTAGTGATTAGTGGTTAGGGGGGAAGGTAAAAAGTAAAAAGTAAATAAGTAATATTTAAAGATTGAAATAATGACCATGTATTTTATTACAAAGAAAGAAAGTGAAACTGGTAAAAAGTTTCAAAAGATAATGGACAAATTTAAGGTTTGTCTTGAAGATCAAAAAGCATTAGCCGACAAATATGGCTTTATTTCTTGGCGTAGAGCTTCTTGGGAAGTAGTAGGAGGAATCTCCTCTGTAACATTCCACAAATGTACTACTGTTGACTCCAAATTATGGAAGTTAGTTAAAGGAAAAACCGAATATAAGCCCCGATTGAATACCAAAGAGGGAAAAGCGCTACAAGCCGAGTTCAAACAAGCCACTGTTATTACCAAGGGAGAACTCAATGCTTGTATAGGTTGGAATGAAAGTTTTTTTAAGAGTATCGGACTTGATTGGAATAATGATGAATACTTTTGCTTTTATATCGAGGAAGATTGGACAGATGTTCCCATTCCTTCGGATTGCACAGAGATAACGACCTCTAAATACAAAGAACTTTTTAAAAGGTAAAGTGTTAGGGATTAGGGGTTAGTGACAAGTGACAAACGATTAAAATTATAGAACAATGAAAACAATACAAGAACTCGTCCCACTTATCCAAGAGTGGGCAAAAGAAAGGGGGATATTTGACAAAAGTACCCCATTTGACCAACTCCTTAAGACACACGAGGAAGTAGGTGAACTCATCAAGGCGTGTTATGACAATGATAAGCCAGCTATCCAAGATGCGATAGGTGATACTATGGTTTGCCTTATTAACTATTGCCACTTTATAGAACTGGATGTTATAAAGAAGATTAAGCAAGCGGTTGAACTATCCTTGCCAGAACTTGACATCATCACACGTGTTATAGAAGTTTATAGATCTTTAGATAGATTGATAAGTATTAATATGAGGAATAAAGGTGAAAAACTATCTAAACCAAGCGAAATTAGGGTATTTAGTATTGCACATTCTCTCAACGAGATTGCCCTATTAGAGAATACCACTCTTGAAGAGTGCCTTAATATTGCATACAACGAGATAAAAAAACAGAACTGGAAAAATGATTAACGGTAAATTCGTGGAAGATGAAAGATAAAACCATTGAAAAAATCAAAGAATCTGTACAAAAAGAAATTGCAGAAAAACAAAAAGAAGGGAAAACCCTCATGGAAATATTGGAAGAAAGTAGAAGTTTGACCATAACAAACCCCTACCGATACTATAATAGTTTGGCAAATTCGCAAAACATTCTTAAAACAAAGAAAAGATACAAAAAGAAGTAACAAATATGAAAACAGAACAACTTTTAGGGAAGCTCTCTATTGAGCTGATACAAAAAGAAGATAATTTATATGGTGTTGCGATAACATCAGAACTCAATGACACACAAATAGGTGTGATAACAGAGATATTATGTCGGGCGCATAAAGGGGAATTTGAAGAAAAAGAACGTAACCTGACAGAGAAGATAATAGACGACTTATCAAAGATTCTGTATGTATATGACCGAAAAGTAAAAGGTAAATGGATTCCTTATAAAGAGTTACAAGTGAACCCCCTAACCCTCGAAGTCCCCCGAATCCCCCTAACCCCCGAAGGGGGAACAGGTAATGAGTGAAAAAAAATTGAAAATATGAGAAATAAAATACTTGCAATTATTCAACTAATAGCTATTAACATATTGTGGATTATGTTTGTTTTTGGAGTCTGTTTTTTTATAGGCTGGACTACTGATATAGCTACATTAGGTTGGGGCGGAAGAATGCTTATCGTGTGTCTGCTCTTATCAGGAATTACATATACAGTGTCAGAATTTAAAGAAAGGAATAAGGAATGAAAACAGTATTTAAAGTAGGAATGGAAGTTTGGGATAAAACAATATCACCAGACAAAGGGAAAGTAATAGAGGTTTTAAAGGATACAAAGTTTGACTTTCCTATTAAGGTTGAATTTAATGATGGTTTAAAAATTCAATACACTAACGAAGGTTGCTTTGTAAAAAGCAAAGGAGCAATCAATACATTGTCCACTGCGGATTATTCTATAGATCTTGAAGGATTTGAACAAAAAGGCCCTGCGCCGACTTTTGAGGAAGCGGAAAAAAAATTGAAGTATGATAGGGACAAATATGCTTATTTTGATTTGGCAGGTAGAAATATACTTTATCCTAAGAGTATTAGTCCAGAAGTGTTTGAAGCTCTTAGACAATTAGTTATTCTTAGAGATTACTACAATAAGGGGTGGCAGCCTGATTGGGAAGATGATAAGAATAAATTTTGTATCTCGGTAGAGAAAGGGAAACCTTGTTTGGAGTTATGGCTCAATACTAGTAGAGTGCTTGCTTTTAAATCACAAGAAATAGCCTACAATTTCCTAGAAGAACAAAAGGAATTATTGGAGAAAGCTAAACCTTTGTTGTAAAATGGAAAAAATAAAACATAAATTTAAATTGGGAGATAGAGTTGTGGTAACAGATAGAATAATAAGAGTAAGATTCCCCCCTTGTTTTGATTTTACTTGTGAAATAGTGAAGGTAGGAGTGGAAAAGACAGAAGAAGGAGCGTTGTTTCCTGCCTATGAAGTGAAATTCAAAGACCTTCCTTTCTCACACTTTATGCGAGAAGAATGGGTTGATAGTATAGATATTTTAAAGAGTAATAAGAAATGAAAATCATAGACCTTTTCAGTGGGATTGGTGGCTTTTCGCTCGGCTTTCAGAAGGCAGGATACCAATTTACAGAGCATTATTTTAGTGAGATAGACAAACACGCAATCGCAAACTATAAACACAATTTTCCCCATGCAATCAACCTCGGAGACATTACCACTATTCGATCCACAGACCTTACAGACATTGACATTATCACTTTCGGATCGCCATGTCAAAATTTCTCAACTGCTGGAAGAAGAGAGGGGCTTAAAGGAGCCAAAAGTAGCCTTATCCAGCACGCAATTGCCCTCATTGCTGACATCAGACCAAGTATTTTTGTCTGGGAGAATGTTAAGGGAACATTCTCCTCAAATGCTGGCGCAGACTTTTGGGCGATTCTCCAAGCGCTTGCCCACATTGGGGGTTATAGACTTGAATGGCAATTGCTTAATACAAGCTGGATTTTACCCCAGAATAGAGAGCGGATATACCTTATCGGACATCTTGCAGGACGAAGTGTCCCAGGAGTATTTCCTATCGGAAAAGATGATAAATTACTTGAGGGAAAGACAAGGAAAGAAAATAGGAAACGTACAAGTATCAAAACTTCACTTGCACGAACAATAACAGCCCGCTACTCCAAGATGGGGAGCAATGATACTTATATAGTCCCCAAGGTTGCAGCCACCCTTACAGGCGGCGGACACTCAGGAGGATTGCACTCAGATATGACTGTGATAAGACATAAAAGGGGTAGAAATAAAGGCGTTAGAAGACTTACGGAAATAGAATGTGAACGCCTGCAAGGTTTTCCTGACAACTGGACACAATATGGCAATTACGATGGAGTTATCAAACCCATAGCTAAGACACAACGCTACAAGCTCATAGGTAATGCGGTAACCGTGGATATAGTAGAACTCATAGCAAAACGATTAAAATTTATAGTAGATGAAAATATACCTATCAGGACAGATAAGTGGGACGGAGCTAAGCTATACCCGTAAGCGGTTTGGCGATGTGGCGGATACGCTGCATGCCCTGGGACACGAGGTTACCAATCCTCTTTGTAACGGGCTGTCAGAGACTGACCCATGGGAGGCACACATGGCGAAAGATATTATCGCCCTACTCCAATGCGAGGGTATCTATATGCTTGCAGGGTGGGAAGAAAGCCAAGGGGCACGACTAGAACACGCTATCGCCAAAGAAGGAGGGCTGGTGGTGTTCTATGAGATCCCCCTAACCCCCGAAGGGGGAACGAGTGGTTAGTTGTTAGTGGTTAGTGGTTTAAAAAGTCCTTTCCCGATTGGGGAGGGGCTTTTATTTTTGCAGGAGATTAGTGGTTAGTGGTTAGTGATTAGTGGTTAGCAACTGACAACTAACCACTGACAACTAATAACTAAGAGAAAGATGAGTTACGAATTATGTAATATAGGGGAGGATTTTACCCGTGAAATACGCCATGTGCTGCTCTTTGACGCGGCGAGTTTTACCTTTAACCAAAATCTTAGGGCGCTGACCCCCGATCCGAATGCTGCCCTTGTGAAGCTGCATGTGGCACACCCGAGTGGCTATGGCCGTAAAATCAGTATCAAAGAGCAAAACCATAACGACTACTTCGATATGAAGGTTACTTTTCCTGTGTATGAGCTGAGCAAGGAGGTACGGCTGAAGCTGATATCTATGCACAAAAAGCGTAAGTATGTGGTGGCGCTGGTATCGGCTCAGGAGATGCTCGTGGTGGGTAACCATAGGGAACCCTTTAGCCTTACCATAGATGATGACATCGTGGATAACGGTACGGGGAAGGATCTATTTACCATTAGCCTGACGGGGCAAACGATCATTTTCCCAACGCTTGGGAAGATTACGGAAAAATTTAGGGTGCTGATGTTCTTGCCGCCGATTAATTAAGTGAAAAGTGAAGAGTGAAAAGTGACGAGGGCAGACGACAGAAGACAGGGGGGTATAAAAGCTGTCCTTTGGGGGGCGGAAGGGGTGTATTACCTTTGCGATGTGAGGGGTCACTAATAAAGAACTAAAAACATGGTATTAGCGATAGAAAAAGAATATTTGCTCTCTATAATCCCTGGGCTTGTAAAAGGGTTTAAGGAGAATGCTTTTGCGGCATCGGAGAAACTGGAGGCAGATTATAAGGCTAAGCTGGAGGTGCAGGCGCGTAGCGGGAGTGCTAGCGGGCGGGATACCTTCCCCGTGGTGGTGGATATATACGGGGCCATCGTTAAGCATACGTCCTATGACTATATAGGTACTCAGAGCTATGGGCGCTACCTTCGGCAGTTGGACGCACACCCAAGCGTATCGGCTATCATCTTGGATATAAACAGCGGCGGGGGTATGGTCTCAGGTACGGCGGAGCTTGCACACATCATCAAGGGGATAGAAAAGCCAATCATAGCCTATACCAATGGGTATATGTGTAGTGCAGCCTATTGGATTGCGGCGGCCTGTGATAAGGTAGTGAGTAGCCCCTTTGCTGATGCCATAGGGAGCATTGGCACCATGCTGCATACGCAAGACTACTCGCAGATGTTTGAGAAGTGGGGCGCCAAGATCTATGAAGTGTATGCCCCTGAGAGTAGCGAAAAGAACAAGCTATGGCGGGACTTGGTGGCAGGAGATGATACTCTGGCCAAGGAACGCCTCAGCGAGCTGGCTAAAGGCTTTATCAGTGCCGTGCAAGCATACAGAGCAGACATCAAGGACGACGGGCGCGTATTCAAGGGGGCTGTATATACCCCAAAGAGGGCGCTGGAAGTAGGCCTAGTGGATGAAATAATGAGTTTGGAAACCTTAATAAGTGAGATATGA